GCGGGCAGGCTCGCAAAAACGTAGGGAACGGCCGGAAACAATCGACGTGCGGGTTTGCGCAGATTTTGCGCTTTCCTTCTTCCTCGTCGTCGGTCGCGGCTTTGCGTTCGGTGGCGTCGAGCGACCACGCAACGAAGCGATCGGGCGGCCCGAGTCGCGGGTCGATAAAGCCGCCGGTATGGTCGATCAGGAGCGCGCGCGGTTTTTTGCTGGCGGCGATAGCCGCCAAGCGGCCCGCTTGCGTTTCGAGGTTAAATCCCGGCGCATAAATCGGCCGCAAAAGTCGCCCGAGTTGTTGGCGCCAAACGATAATCGAACTGGTGAGGCGACCGAACGAGCCAACTTGTAGAGCCGGAATGTCGACGCCTTCGCTAACCACGTCGACCGCAACAATTTGATGCAATTCGCCCGCTTCGGCCCGGTCGAAAATGGCGTCGCGCAAAGTCGTGTCGGTGTCACCCGTTATAAGTTCCGCCGAGACGCCTTGCGCGCGATAGGCCGCCACAACGTCGGTCGCCGTTTCGATCGAGCCGACGAACGTAATTCCAGACATACCCGCCGCGAATCGCAAGTAGTGGGCCGGTATGTCGCCGACAATATGGCTGGCGCGCTCGGCCGTGCGAACTTGAGCCGACGTATAGTCGCCTTCGGAGCCCCGCGGCGCGTCGGCTATGATAAGGTCGGTCGGCGGGCAAACGACGTCGTAATCGCACAAAAACCCCTCGTCGATTAGCCAGCGCATGGGCGGCCCCTCGACCATAATATCTGCGTACCCGTGCGCGTGGCGTCCTAAGCCCTTGCCGTCGGGCCGCCCTGGCGTGGCGGTCAGTAGCAGGCCCTTGCAAGCAGGATGCGTAAAACGCGAAACGCACTTACCCCACTTATTGCCGCGTAGGACGTGGTGGCCCTCGTCGACAATCCAAAGCGTGACTTGGCCCATCCACTTTATCAGGGCGTCGTTCTTAGCGCCGCGCAGGGTATCGACCGACGCGACCCGGCAACGCGCACCTGCCACGTAAAGGCATTGCCCTAATTTTCGGACGTGTTTTTTGGCAATTAGCCGCTTGGTTTTTTCGCTGGCAATCAAGTCGTGCCGAATGCCCGCACGCGCCAGCGTCATGGAAATCTGTTCGACCAATTTGTCACGGTGAGCGACCGCGCAAATAAAACTGGCGTGCTGTTCAACAATCGCTTTAAGGATCACAGTCTTGCCCGCGCCGGTGTCGAGCCGCGCCAGCACGACGGCAAATTGTCGCCAAGCCTCGGTAATTTGATCGACGGCGGTTTGCTGATAGTCGCGCAGTTTCATAGTTTGGCAATCCTATCGAGCGCGCCGAGCGAGTAATCCAAGTCGCGTTCCATGCAAACCCAACGGCGACCGGTAGGAAAATCCCAAGAGGTCATACGGGCGGCCAATCGACATAGCGCCACGCCATGCCCGCCAGCGCGTCGGCCTTAGCCCGCACGTCGTCGGGCAAGTCTTCGGCGTCGCAAAACCCTTGGCGAATATCGAACCGCCGCCAGCCTTTTGCCGCCGGAATATGCGCCGTCTCGCAAAACTCGTAGGCTCCTAGCGCGCCCCACGTTGCCACCGTCCGCACAAAGCGGGCTTCCACGGCCAGCACGTCGTAATGCTTTGACCGCCATTTTTCTTTTAACGCCATCGCGTGCAACTCCTATTGACGCCTTCGTCACTAACGGCTAGGAGTGCCTTCGTCAACACCAATGGAGACGCTAAAAAATGGCAACTATCAATATAGCGGTCGACACGACCACCGAATCGCCGGAATTTCTCGCCGCTTTATTTGGCGTGCTGGCCGCCCGTTTCGAACGCCCGCTTGGCGGCCCTATGCCCGAGGTTTCCCCCGCACTTACCGCCCGCTCGGTCCCTTCGTCGCTGCGGGAAGACGCCGTAGCGACCCGCGCGCCCGCGCCATTGCCGCCGGTTGCCGAGGAAGCCGCCGACGAGGGCGACGACGCCAGCCCGACGCAGCTTGATACGAGCGGCATTCCTTGGGACGCGCGCATTCACTCGACGCCGCCCAAAATTAACAAAACGGGCGGTTTGTGGCGCGCGCGGCGCGGCGTGGACGAAGTGACGTTCGGTCAAGTGGTCGGGGAATTGCAAGAGCGCTTTGCGGGAAACCCTCACACTGGCACGAATCAGAGTGGGCCGGCCGGTTCTGCTGGCAGCATTGCGCCGACCCCGCCTGTCTCCGCTCCGGTTCCGTTCATTCCTTCCGCGCCCCTGGTAGCGCCGCCGCCTGCAGCGAATGGCGCGTCGAGCGAGGCCTCCCCGCCGGTTGACGCCGCCCCTTTGGCGCCCTCGCCTACCGTCGCCGAGAGTGCCCCCACGGTTCCGGCCGCCCCGACCGCTGTCGCCGCTGCGTCGGACGACGGTAGGTTCGTCAATTTTGCGGCGTTTGTGCAGGCGGTCAGTAGCGTTCGATCGCCTCCCATTCCTTACGTTGAGCTGAACGCCTATGCTGCTCAATGCGGCGTTGCTGGAGGTTTCAAGGACATGAAGGACCGCCCCGAACTGTTTGAAATGTTTTACGGTTTGGCTGGCGGCGAATAAGCCGCCGGTCGCGGGTCGGGGCGTCTGGAAGCGCTTCGGCCCTTAATTTTGGAGGATACCAATGGACGACATTTCAAAGACGCTGGCCGAACGCGGCGCGCGATATGGGGATTTTTCCGTTCACGCCAAAATCTGCCAAGACCTTCAAGACGTGATGCACCAAACGAGCGGAATGCACGCTGGCATTATTCGGGGCTGGCCCGCGCTCGACGCCGTTAAAAAACAGGCGTTGACCGTTATCGCCGATAAAATTGCACGTATCTTGTCGGGCGACCCCGAATACAAAGACAATTGGCATGATTTGCAGGGCTACGCGAAACTTGCCGAAGACCGTTGCAATGTAGCCGTGCCGCCGTTCAGGCCCGACCAAGCCGAGGAGTCCCAAGCATGACAAAGGAATATGACGGGGCGGAAGATATAAACGACGCCCGCCGCGCGCTGACCGCGCTCGAAATGGCCCTTATGCCCGAGGGACAGCATTTTGAGCCTGACGGGGCTAGCGTCAATTCGGCTTGGGGCAACCTTAACAAGGCAATCCGGCGGCTTAGTGGACCGGTCCGCACCGCCCTTTACGGCCCGACGTGCGATGCCTGACCGCACCGCCGAACACGCCCGGTTCGCCCCTTCGGGTTTGGGAATTTACGGCCCCGGCGGTTGCCCCGCCTCGGTTCGTTTGCAGGCCGAACAGCCGCCTCAAGAGGAAACCGACGAAAGCCGCGAGGGCACGGCGGCGCATTGGCTTTTGGCCCAGACGCTTCTTAAATTGCCTGTGCCCGACGGCGCGATAGCGCCTAACGGCGTGCCGATTGACGCCGAAATGCGCGAGGCGATTAAGGAAATGGTCGTCGATTTTAACGACACGGCCGCCGCGCAAAAAGGCACGTGGTATTACAATATTGAAACCCGAGTCGCCGCGCCTTTAACTATCCACCCCGATTTTTGGGGAACGCCCGACCTTTTCGCGATTAACTGGGCGACCCGGCGGCTTTACGTTTGGGATTTCAAATATGGCCACAGGTTTGTCGACGTGTTGCGCAATTGGCAACTTATCGGCTACGCGCTTTGCATCGCCGAAACCGAGGGCATTGCCGACTTGGCCGATTGGGTCGTGGTCTTTACGATTGCGCAACCCCGCTGGTATGGCCGCGACGAGTTGGGCGGTACCCTGCGAACGTGGGTTGCTAACGGCGCGGATGTAGCGGGCCAGCTTTTCCAAGAGTTACGCGCCGCCGTGTGGGCCGCCGATAAGCCCGACGCGCCCTGTTCGACCGGCGAGAATTGTCGGTACTGCACGGCGATTTGGGATTGCGAGGCCAGCCGGCGGGCGGGCGGCGCGTCGGTCGATCTAATCATGGGCGCGCAATCGGCCAATATGAACGCTCAAGCGATTGGCGTCGAATTGCTGACGTTGAACCGTGCCGCCGAACGCGTGAAAGCCCGTCTATCGGCTTTAGAGGAAAAAGCGACGGCGCTTATTTTCCAAGGGCAGGACGTGGCTTTTCACAAACTTGAGAACGGCCAGAGCCGCACGGTTTGGGATAAAACCAAAATCGACGCAGCGGCTTTGACCCTGCACGTTTACGGCGTCGACGTGCGCCCGGGCGTGGCATTGCCGACGCCGCGTGAAGCCATGAAAAAGGGTATTGACGCCGCCGTCATCAAGCCCTACGTAACGACCACGCCCGCCGCTAAAAAGCTGGTGGCGGCCACAAGCCACGGCGCCGAAAAGACTTTAGGACGCCGTTAACTAGGAGGAATACGCAATGCCGACTCGTTTCACTTTTACCGGTCGGCTTGTGCAGGGCGACCTACACAAGCCCCAACCGCAGCGCAAAGACCAAAAAACCGGCGTGCTTAAATTCCGCAAGGATGGCTCGCCGGATTGTCCGTTTTATGCCGCGCTGGCCATCCCCAAGAACCCCGCCGCGCGTTTTGCCATTCCCGGCAATCCCGACTTTGAATCGCAGCGTGCGGCGATTGAGGCAGACGCGCGGGCAAGCTGGCCGCAGTTTTTTGCGCAACCCGGCCAGACGCGAAATCCGAATATTGCCTACCCGACGACCATCGCGCCCGACTGCACGAACCCGAGTTTTGCCAGCAAAATTCTCGACGGCGACGGGTTCGACGACAAAGGCCAGCCGCTTGCCAATAACGACGGTTGGGCTGGTTGCTGGGTTATCAAGTTCTCGAACGGTTTTGCGCCTAAGGTTTACGAATGGACTGCCTCGGGTTGGCAGGAGACGGTTCACACCGGCCGCACGATCAAGGCGGGCGATTATGTGTCGATTTCCGGCATGGCTGAAAGCAACAAATCGACCGATTCGCCGGGCATGTATCTTAACTTCGATACGGTCAGCTTCGAGCAAGAGGGCGTGGCGATTGTCGGCACGAACAACGTCGACCCGAACGCGGCCCTTGGTCAGCGTGGCGTCGTCCCTACGCAGCCCCAAGCGGCCCCCGCGCGCGCTGGGGCGCCCGTCGCGCCGGGGTATGCCGCCCCTGCGGCAAATGCTGGCGCTCCTGTAGCTACCGCCCCGACATTGCCGATTGCATCCCCGTATAGCGGCGCCCGTGAAGCGGCAGCGCCCGCACCCGCGCCCGCACCCGCACCCGCGCCCGCAGCCCCGCAAATGACGACGGCGGCGCAATACACCTACGACCAATATAAAGCTTCGGGCTGGTCCGATGACCAACTTCGTTCGTCTGGCTTTTTGGTCTAACGACGTGCAGGCCGTCGGTCTTAGCGCGGGACCGGCGGCCACATAAAAGGAGGTAGGCCATGGTCGGATATTTGCAGTTTGCCGCTTCCGCGGCCAGCCCAACCGAAGGCCGGTAAATGCCAAACCACGCGACCTTAGACGTTGAATCTTTTAGTTTGGCTGGTTGGGTTTGGGACGACGCCGCGCAAAAATGGGTTAGCCCGCCCGGCGCGGCCGCCAATAAAAAGGGCTTGCCGGTCGTCGGCGCGTTTCGCTATTGGGAAGACCCGAGCGCCCGCGTTTTGCTCTTGTCCTACTCGTTGCCGGGCGACACGACGCCGCGCCGCTGGCGCCCCGGCAACGAGT